TCATCAAAAGTATTAAGGTAACAAGAACTCAGTTGGCTACGAACTGCACCGCTATTGAATAAGGTTGGGGTAGATGGACAAATGTGGAACTGAGAGATCGCGTTATAGAAATCTATACACTTCGCCTCTTTGTCTTCCTCCTCGAGAGCAAGCCCCATCGCCACTCTCATCCAAAAAGACTGCGGAGCTTCTAGTCTCCTGCCGTCTATATGTAGAAGATATCTATCGTGGACTATCTGAAGTCCAAGATACTTAAATTTATAATCACGATCTAGGACAAGGTTGTCTGAGAGCTTCTTTAAGTCATAATCAAGGAGTTTCTTGTTAAGCGTCCCAAACTTTACAAGCTTCTTGATGTTCCTAACGAAGGAAAGCCTATACTGCTGTTCGAAAACATCTTTATCTCTACTCTCCCCGAAAACCTCTTTGTGGATGTTGCCCAAGAATAAACGTGCGGCTACGTAGGAATAGTTCGGATCTTTTTCGATCTTAGATCGAGCAGACATAATGAGAGCCTTGTCTATCTCTTTCGTTGAGATTTTATCGTAGAGTTGCACGTGAGCGTCCAGTACCACCTCGCTCGCAGAAACGTTTTCTAAGCCGTGACACGCTCTCTCCGCGCACAGGTTAATCTTGTCTATGTTCAGGTGTTCGAGTCTACCGTTCCGCTTTTTTACGTTGATTTTACCGCTCATTTGGAGTTTGTTTTCTGTAAGGGATGTAGACCATGTTACATCCTTTTAAATGAAAAATAAAGAAAAAACTGCTAAGTATTTTATGTTAATTAAAGGCGGGAAATCGATGGACTATCTAGAGGGGTCTTGGAGGTGCTTCTTGCCGCCCCTTTTGGCTGAGTAACCCTTAAACCACTTACTTTTGACCGGGTCTACGCCTCCGTTTTTATCAGCACGGCGATGACTGTCTTCTTTTGCTCTGTCCACTAACTCTCCGACAGTTGCGCTATTGCTGTACCTGCTCTTTTCTATAAAGTGGTCAGACTTGAATGGGTCGTGGTTCATACCTCCGCAAGCTTGAGGCGAAGTGAATTCTCTCCTCCATTCTAATCCGTTTTCGTCAATGTGAACATGAGGCTCAGTCATTCTTTGCTGGACCTCTATTTCTTCTTGAGTGTCTGGGTTTATGAAAATATAAAAAGGCATTTACATATCCTCTATATATTTGAGTAAGGTGTCTACCGTTTTAGATAAACTAAACTCATCTTGTAGCTCCAGCCCTTTTTCGTTTACTCGTGAAGACTCGAATCTCTTGATCGCCTGATCGCACCCGTCTATGAAGTCGTCTTCATCCCAAGTATATATTTGACCTTGGTTAAAACTAGACCCTTCGTTAAAAAATTTGCCATCGTAAGCGTCTATCTTTTTAGTAGGCTTAACTAAAACGGCATTGTCTTCTCTCGCGAACTCCTTATAAGAATGAGCGTCGAGCATGACCGCATGTTTTCCTAAGGCTATAGAGTGAAATTCCGGCAAGCCCCACCCTTCTCCTCCGGACATACCTATAACAATATTTCCTGAGTTCAAGAAGTCATTATAGAGAGAATTCTTGACCATCGGTTTTAAGATTTGTATATTAGAATACCTGACTCCCCTTAAGGATTGATGTATTACTCCATCATTTTCCTCAGGAGTAAGGAATGGGTTATAGATTGCACATTGCAAAGAGTACTTATTATCGTTTCCGTATTTCCTGCTCCAAGCGTCTAAAATCCTAGCGTGATGTTTTCTCTTCTCGAATTTACCGCATAAGTTAAAGACAATGCGATCGTCTGAAAAATATTTTCTATCTTTTCTATCGAAATTAAAATGATCAAAAAATAAAGGCAGGTAGTCGCATTCGACTCCCTTCTCCCTGAAGACATCTATGGAATGTTGGCAAGAAAATAGCGTCTTGTTGTTCCTAGCGGCATTAAGTTCTTCCTCTGTGGGCGCGTCTAACTCATAGAAGCTCAATAGCAATTGTTTTTCCGAGGGGGAATCTAGAGCCCCGTTAAGATGCCAAATCTTAAAGCAGGGGTCTTTTCTGTCGTGGTTTTTAAAAGAGGTGGAAAGCAGGGAGGTCAGATTACTGTGAAAAGACTCCTCCGGCCTTTGAGCTTTTAGGTCGGTTTGACCTATGGGAAACAAGTTAGGCTCAATGCCCCTATCCAATAGCTCTCTCAGGACAGCGTACGAGACTTGCCCGAAAGAGACACTATTGATAGGAGCATTAAGGCAGAACTTTCTCATAGCTAAATAAGATCAGAGTCCTCGTTGCTTCCTGAGGAATCTGAGGAATCTGAGGAAAGGTCGTCCATGCTTGTCTCCGTGGAGTCAGGCTGGGCCTTTTGATCTTCAGACTTGTAGACCCTAAAGTGAGGGGCTTTATCGTTAGAACGATTCTTATTGCTAAAGATGACTACCTTTTGCTCGGTACCATCTGCGTTTTTGATGTGGCCAGCAAGATACTTTTGGTTTCGTCCTTCGTTTTTCCAAAGGGCTCCAATTTCTCTCTTCTGCCATTTACTCGGTTTTTTGTTTTCTTCACTCATGACAAAGCCAATGTATATAAAATAAATTTAAAAGCAAGGTTTTTTTTATAGAATTTTATCAGCGAACCTCGTTGAGGTCTTCAGCTTCTTCCTTATTATCGTTTTTCCCTTATTGTGCAAGTTGATTGCGGTCTGAGCGCTTACGTTAAGTTCTCCGCCGATTGTTACCCAAGTCATTTTCTTCTCTCCTGAGAAGTATCTCAAGTGGAACACCTTCTTCATCCTCTCGTCTTTGAACTGTTTTATAAGATTATTCACGAAGACATGATCTTCCGATTGGTGAGACTTATTGTATTCTTCTAGTGATTTCTTTATAAAAAAGTAGTTAAGCATCTCCTCGTCGGCGTCTATTAGCCTTGAGTTTTTATTCAGGTAATTAAGACACTTGTACCTAACGAAGTTACCCAGCCAAGTAGAATACTTTACTTTTCTGTTTTGCCTAAATTCTAATATAGATTCATATATTAGACTCTGAGAGCTGCCTATTATATCGTCAACGGTTTGACTAGAGCCGCCCTTGAAGGCGAATGGAAAATATTTTTGGGAGATTTTGTAAAACAAAGGAGTATGTCTGTCTATTAGCTCTAATAAGCTTTCATCACACCTCTTCGCCTTCACCCTCCATATCAATTGATTGTCCTTTAACTTTTTCATTATAACGATCTAGCCATACTAAAAATTCATCAACAAATCCTCCCGCTTGATATTTAACCGACTGCATGTCCCCTTTAAAGGAGGGCCACTCTAAATTGTACGTTGCCTTGCTCTTAAGTCTAGGTTCGTTCCGACGTTCCTCTTCATTGGGCCCTTCAAAATATTTTTTATTATTATTTATAATATCCCATCTTTGAATATGGACCAGTACCCCTCCTAATTCATTAATCAGCCAATGAAGTTCGTCATGGTCGTAGTCGTCATATCTAACGTCCGTGATGCAGATAGGCGAACCTGACCCCCTCACTTCTCCGTCTAGCTTGTTTAACCAGTACCTGCCCTTCGATGTCGACCTTTTCTCTTTAGCGTGCTCAACCAGCTTGTGCCTGACCAGATCCTTCTCCTCTCTGGAGCATGAAAGAATATCAATATTATTTTCTTCCAAAATCTTATCTCTTACTTCTAGCTTCAACTCGTCTGCCAAGCTTTTCCTTTGGAATTCAGGTCTCCTTTCGCAGAGTACCTCACAAAATAAGTCCTTGCCGCTTCCGGCAAAACCGCTAAGTCCTATAATAGTTTTATCTTTCATCGTTACGTTAACGTATAATGGGTATCGTTTGGGTTACGTTATTATTTTTTTTTCTTTTATTAAATTTTAATAAAAATGACTAAATATATATACCGTAGACTTTTTGCCTTGGCAAGGAAAAAAATCATTTATTTGATAATATTTTTATAGCGCTCATCAGTATCTGCAGGTCCTTCTCTGAAATGTTCAGAGGATCACACTCATAATCATCCTGTAAACCCGTGTTATCTACATACATCCGTACGTAAGAGTGTATAGATAAAGCGGTTTGAGCTGTTATCAGGATGTCCTGCTCTGTCGCCGAGAACTTCTTCGTAAGAATCCAATACTCCTTGCCCTCCATTTCCTTTTTCTTAACGACTGAAGCCTCCACGAAAGAGTCCAGAGAGCACAGGATTGCGGCCCTGTCTTCTTCGGGATTTTCCGACACTAAGACCAGTTTCTTGTAATCTTCGTCAGGGTTGTAGCTGTCGTTTTCAGAGAACCATTCATAGAGGAGCCCTCCCGCTTCATAGATAGTCATACTTATATTAATATAATTACATTTTTTTTAAAAAAAATTTTGACTTTACCTATTATTGAATATACTCTTCATTATGAAATCCAGAGGCAGGCCTAAAAAGAACATAATATGGCCAGATAACACAGAATTTACCACTAAAGACATTAAGGCCTTATCTGACGTAAGGTTATCCAACGGATTGATCCACCTTAAAATTAAAGAAGCATTGAGCTCTGGGGAGATACAGTACGTAGGTAAAAGCGCTTCCCGCTCCCAAGGAAGACCTAAAAATATTTACAGGAGGACAAAATGATTTTAAGTATTTTGACGACCACAGCATTAATAGCTTCCGCTTTAATAATCTGGTTCAAGACCGAGGCCTTCGAAGAGTACGTCTCCCTAATCGGTGGAGATGCCTTTTTTAAAGTTAAGGACTACAGGAAGGCTCAGAAACGAGACGCCTTACTCACTTACCACAGTTACCTATTGACGAAGCTTGACAGTTTTTTCATCAGGCTTATCACCTGCCCCTACTGTCTAGGGGCTTGGTTATGTCTGGTCACGTCAGCGCTTCAAAACGAAACCAGTTTAGTGGGAATTTACTACGTAGGAAGCCTGACTCTTTACGGGCTAACTTCTAAAGTTCTAGAGGAATAATATCATATGCACCTTTTAGATTGTTACTCTTTAAATTGTGGGCTGAAAATCAGAGAACCGTTCATCACGGAAAAATTCTTTCCCTTAGATGTACAGAAATATATAACTCTTGATTCTTCAGCAATGTTTCCTGCTCGCCAATACGACTACTGGGCCGACGTCGTGGCTGCCTTACACCCGATACTAGACAGGCACGGTATCAGCATACTGCATATAGGAAGCGGCGAGCAAGGGTACCAGAAGACTTACGACTTAAGAGATCAAGCCACAAACAACCAAATAGCTTATATAATCAATGGAGCACTACTGCACTTGAGCGTAGATGGGTTTTCCAACCACCTAGCTTCTTACTTCGATAAGAAGTTAGTCTCCCTGTTTGGGGAATCTCCTCCCGAGAACAATGCTCCCGTTTTCTCTGAAGAGTCTAATTATAGATTTTTAACGCCGAGCCTCAGCGCAGGTAACTTCTCCTACTCTGCTCAAGAGAGCCCGAAGAGCATAAACTCCATAACCCCAGAGAGTATAGTCGAATCGGTTTGTTCTTTATTAAATATAGATTATGATTACCCGTTCAAGACCTTATTCATCGGTGATCAATACAATTCGAAATCCGTTGAATTGATCCCGAAAGGAAACCCTGTCGATGCCGCCTCTCTTAACATAGACTCGCTAATAATGAGGATGGATATAAACTTTGACGAGAACTGCCTATCTCAACAGCTGCAAATAAATAAATGCTCTATCATCACAGAGAAGCCCATTAATTTAAATTTATTAAAACATCTTAAAGGAAACATATCTCAGTTCGTATACCTTATCGGAGACACAGATAGCAAGCAGTATGTAGAAGACCTTTTTAGATCGGGAATACAATGCCTCCTAATGACGGAAAAAAAAGGAGAAGAACTGAACGCTCTAAAATTTAAATACCTAAATACCGGCAAGATTCATCAAAGAATGCAAGGGGTAAAACCTAAAGAGCTGGAAGGGGTAGACCTAAACAACGTCTACTATAGGACTTCTAAATACATAATAAACGACGGAAGAGTTTATTACAACAGGGCAGCTTTTGAACAAGACCTCCCCGTCGACATAGTGGGATCCGACAAGCTCCTAAAGGTTATCGATGATGATCTTTTCTGGAAAGATAGCGACAGTCTTTACCTAGTAGAAAAAGTATAATTTTTTCAAAAAAGATCTTGTCTTATGTCCGATATAAGCTAACTTTACATATGCCAATTAAGAAGAACAAAGTTAAAAAGATAGAACGAGACGAAAACGGTTTACTCTCGAGCACAGATTACGTCTTTACGGAAGACGGTCTAATTGATTGGAGAAAAATGATCAAACCGGAATATCTAGTAGCCAACAAAGAGAGCTCTAAGGGCGAGAATGACGTCACTAAGCTCAAAGATTGGCAATTGATTATACTTTTAGGGGGGATTAAAGAGCTTGCCCAAATTAGAGGGTACACTAATGTCACTTATAACGTGGTCTCCCCTAGTTCTGATTATGTTGTCGCTACATGCAACATAACTTGGAGAGCTAATTACGAAACGGAAAACGAAGGAGTAGTATTCTCGGCTATAGGAGACGCATCGCCAAATAACACGACAGGTTTTGGTCGCGCTTTTTTGGCTGCATGTGCAGAAAACAGAGCGTTCGTTCGTTGTGTCCGTAATTTTTTAAGGATTAACATAGTAGGGAAGGAAGAACTTTCTGGAGGTGGCGCTTCTTATAGTCAAGGAAGCCAACAAAACTCCACAGACCCCAAGGCCCTTTTAGAAGACTTAATGAAAAAGAAAAAGATCTCTTTTGATATGATTAAATCTAAACTGGAAAAGGAAGACTACGACACTGCCAGCTTGACCTCTTTGAGCGACTTGCCCAAGATTAAAGTCTTCGAGCTCATCGAAAGACTTAAGATTGTTAAGCCTAGCAAGGCTAAAGGTTAGCAAGGGAACCAAGCTAACTTACAACGAACGTCCCAGTCGACGTAACAAGACCGCCCTTGGTTCTCACCTCTATAGGTCCACCGAACACAGACCCTGTCGGAGCCCCAGCAGGAATGGTAACCCCGAACCCTGTTGCCCCAGTTGGAGCGCCGAAAGACAAAGAGTAACCCCTAAGCTTAACTTCTTCTATGTCTCTCAAATTAGAACCGCTTATTACCGTATGGGAGCCGGTGCTACCGCTACTCGGAGAGATGGCCGCTATCACCGGCTGTTCAATCGCCAGATTAGCTTGAGTAACAGATAGATTTTTAGTCAGCATGTCCCCCGCCGAAACCTCCATAGACTGAGAACTCATTACCCCGTTAACGCTATAGCTCTCCTTCTCTGCGCCAGAGCTATCTTTCATAGACATCCTAGCCCTGCAAAGCAACCCCGTTGACGGAATGCTGATAGAGTAATCATTCGTTTCTACGTCCATAGAAACATTCTTACTCAGAACCTCTACCCTGTCAGGGGTCGACTCCTCTTCGGCTTCTTGGACTGAGTAGTAAGCTCCAAGGGTGCTAGCATATTTGTAACTTAAAGAAAGGATCTTATTCCCGTTAACGACTCCTGTCTCATTGAATCGAAAATCCGATACGTTTAGGATGTTAATATCTTCGACAGAGCTAGATCTTTTAGCGAAAGACCCAGACATTTTACCGTAAAACGTAAAAGAAGCACTGACCTTAACAGGCTGATTAGCCTCGAAAGACAAAGAATACTCTGTCATGTATCCCGAATTGAAATATAAACCACAAAAATTCCCAGAAACCGAATCGTCGTTCACCATCAGCCCTTTAATTGGGTCGGAGCCGGTAAGGAAGTAGGTCATTCCCAGAGTTCCGTTTACTCGCCCGTCTGAAAAATATTCGTCCGAGAGTATCGAGCCGACTTTTTTTACAGGATTAATTGACACAGAACTAGATATTGAAGCATTAGATACGTAGTAACCCGTGCTATTCAGTGTCAAATCTACGTTATTAGCTGTATAAAACGGCATCCTTCTCCCTTCGAGTCTTTTTTTATTTTTTTAAAAAAACGACTATAATTCCTATAATTATTACACGGTTTATAAGGCTCACGTGTAAATAATACAGGAATAAGGATAAAGGAACATGGCATCTATTTACGAAGCACTTAATTACAACTCCGGCTTGACTTATCAAAAAAACGATATAGTAAAAAACGGAGGACATCACTGGTATGCTTTGCAATCTGTACCAACGAGTCAAACCCCATCTACCACATCGGCTTATTGGGGGGGAGTGCTTACCGCTCCCACCTCAACCCATGTGACCGCATCGAACACGACCTCCCCTCATTTCATATGGACTCCAGCTTACAACATGTCCGTGACTCACCAACCGAGGGTAAAATCAATTAAATTTGGAGATGGTTATGAGCAAAGAATTCAGGACGGGATAAATAACGACCTCCTTAAGGTGTCTTTAGTCTTTGACGGGAGAGACATGAAAGAGTCTACGTCTATATTACATTTTCTAGAATCTAGACTAGGGAAAGATTTCTTCTTCTTTACTCCTCCTTCCCCCTATAATACCAGAAGGAAATTCACCTGTCAGGAGTTCTCTAGCTCTTTGGTGTCGCAAGGAGTAATGAATATTAGCGCAAGCTTCAATCAGGTTCCCTAAAAATGAACAGAAGTCAAGCCCAAACCTCTTTAAAGAAAATCGCAGGAGAGTCTCTAAGGCTAGACCCCTCAGCGTTGATAACTCTTTATGAAATTGACGTAAGCGAGATCGCAAGCAATATAACTTTAAAAAAAACTAACGTAGAGGTGGGAGTAGAACCCTTTAGGTTTCATAATATGAATAACCTAAAAGGATTGAGCTTAAAGTTCCAATCTAATAACTACATATCCTTTCCTATACAGACGGATGGCTTCGAGATGAATTCCGCCGGAACCCTACCCACTCCAACTTTGACCATTTCTTCCGTAGAGGGTCTGGGAGATACTACGACGTTTTCTTTACTCAAAAGTAATTTTATTAATTTAGAGAACTTTATAGGAGCGAAGGTCACTAGGATAAGAACTTTTGCTAAATTTCTAGACTCCGACCAAAACGGGGAAACTATAGAAGGCGTAGGCTCAGAGGCAGATCAATACGCAGAGTTCCCTAGGGACGTTTTCTTTATAGAAAGAAAGTCTAACGAAAGCAAATCCAATATACAATTTGAGCTTTCCTCAATCTTCGACTTGCAAAACCTGAAACTACCTAGCAGAGTTATTTATGCGTCTAGATGCCCTTGGAGTTATAGAGGAGAAGGTTGCTGTTATGAATACAAGGCTAACAATTCTGGACCTACCAGCGGAGAGAATCAAACCGGGATATCAGGCACGTTCGGCTATAACGCACAATTACCAGACTTCGCCCCTCCTGTAGCTAACGCGAACAATGAATTAATATCCGGAACAGTAACTGGGGCTGACGGACTCTCCGATTACACCCCCGAAGGGTTAGGTAAAGCTACGGGGTCTAATGGTTTTTCTGGCATCTATTTGACCGGGAGTACATACGGCACGGGCAACGTAGTATTTATAGAAAGGAATAGTATAAAGTATTATTTTGTAGCCAAGACAGGACAATTCACAAACATATGCCCGCCTCACGGAACTTATTGGGAGCCCGACCAATGCTCGAAAACTTTAAAAGGATGTAAGTTAAGGTGGGGCTCTTTAGGTAAAGCTTATACAGGGGATGGATCCGCCAGTGGTGTGGCTAGAGACTATTTGCCTTTCGGAGGCTTCCCGGGAACCAACACTAGAACGAGCATGAATTAAAATGGATCTCAATATCAAAATAAAAGACAAGATAAAATCTCACGCTAAAAGGGTATTCCCTGAGGAGTGTTGCGGGTTTCTAATAGAGGGAGAGCAAGGAGAAGTTAAGGCTATCGAGTGTAAGAATATCGCTGAAGACAAGCAGTCTCTGTTTAGAATATCTATAGAAGAATATTTACAAGCCCTAGTAGAGGGAGACATATACGCGGTTTACCACTCCCATACCAAAGGAAAAAATTCTTTTTCGGAAGCTGATAAAACCATCTCAGAGTCTTTAGAGCTGACTAGCGTTTTATATAACTCCTCAAGCGATATTTTTGAAGTAATGGAGCCCGAGATAGATGAATGACAACTTAGTGAGAGTAAGAATCCACGGGGTTCTAGGTAAGGAAATAGGCCAAAAAGAATGGCCCTTGGAGGTTTCTAGCGTCAACGAAGCCCTCCATGCTATCAACTGCTTGACCTCTTCTAAGCTTTTCTACAGCATGAATTCCTTATCGAGCAAAGGCGTTAGATACGTCGTAAAAGTTAATGATAAAATACAGACCTTCAACGAAGAGGCCAACGTGCTTGGTTTAGAAAGGGGAAACCTAAAAACTATAGACGTTGCTCCCGTGGTGGAAGGAGCTTTTTTTGGCAATCTAGCCTCCGTCCTTGGTTCAGGCTTAATGTTTTTTGGGGATAGCGGCCTAGTAAGAACTCTTGGAGCTATTTTACTCTTTACCGGGATGGCAAACGCCTTATCAAAGCCCCCTGAAAGGCCCGATGACAGAGTGATAACAAACCCCAGCTCAGATCCACAAGCTTTAAGTCAGTCCTATCTTTTTGGTGGACCAGTAAATGTACTCAACGAGGGAGGGCCCGTTCCGCTAGGCTACGGAAGACTGATTGTCGGTAGTCAGGTTATATTGAGCGCTTACGAAATACAGCAAGAGTTAGTGTCAACGGCGGGAAGGGTAATATAAAATGGCCGTAAGCACAAATTTGCCGATCACCGGTTCTCCTGCTACGATCAGCGACCTAGCTGGCTCAGGCTTCGAGACTTCTTTATCAGGAATACCTTACACAACTCAAGACACAGGGGATGGGTTTGGTGTGATGTCCGGAACAAGTTTAACGACTTCTAGAACGGTTATCAACACTATCGATTTGATATCTGAAGGTGAAATCGAAGGATTAGTTTCTGGAGAATATGTCCTATCGGGGACTATAGGCCACACAGGCTACAGCACGGGGGATTACGTCTCTTTCGGGGACTTCCCAGAAAATCAGTTAAGGTCAATTTATTTAAATGAGACCCCGGTCACAAGCGAGGGGTTAAACGATAAAAATTATTATAATTTCCAAAATTTTAAATACGCTATTTCGGACGGCGATGCAAAAGGTATAGACAAAGACGACAGTTTCCTGTTAACCTCTGACGCTTTAAAAACTCAAAAAAGCTCAACGATAAACGAAAGAATATATGGTCCAGAAAACGACGGAACTGTATACCCAAAATCTTACAGGATCTTAAATACCAATTTGAGCTCATTTTTAATGAATGTCAAAATTCCGTCTTTATCTTATGTGAAAGCTGGAAGTCAATTTACCGAAGATGAGCAAAACAAGCAGGTGGGAAGCACGGTCGTTTTTAACACCCAGTACAGAGCCCTATACAAGAACGGCTCATCTGGCGGCTGGGAGACGGACAGCTCTTCGAGTAATTCATCAGTCTCCGGCCTAATATCAAACGCTTATGTGTTTACTATCAAAACAACCCCTGACCAATCAAGCGGCTCCATAGTTAAAGAGAATTTAATAGGCTGGGAATTTCAAATAACGAGAACCACTTTAGACTCCATAAACGCTTTCGTCCAAAACGAGAGCTATTTAGACTCCACCACTGAGATTTTTCAAACCAGCCTATCTTACCCTAACTCAGCTGTAATAGGAAGCCAGTTTGATGCTGAATTTTTTAGTCAAGTTCCTAACAGGGCGTTTGACGTAAAGCTTTTAAAAGTCAAAATTCCCTCTAATTATGACCCGGTACATAAGTCTTACAACGGAAATTGGACAGGCTCCTTCAAGAATAAAAAATACTGGACGGACAACCCTGCTTGGATTTTTTATGACTTAGTAACTAATAAAAGGTATGGATTAGGCAGGTACATAGAATCTGTAAAAATAGATAAATGGTCCTTGTATAAGATAGCGCAATATTGCGACGTCCTAGTAGACGACGGTCAAGACGGCGTAGAGCCTAGGTTCTCTGCTAATGTTTACATCAACTCCAGAGAAGAAGCCTTTAAGGTTCTTCAAGATTTCGCTAGTATATTTAGAGGTATTATATATTACGGGTTAGGTAACATTAACGCTATACAAGACTCCGAAAGGGAGCCTGTTATACAATTCACTAACGCGAACGTAAAGGAAGGGGATTTCAGCTACTCCTCGACCGCTAAGAAAACTCGTTATTCTGTAGCCGTAATAAGATACAATGATAAAGAAAATTTTTATAAGGCTGCTTTAGAATACGTTGAAGACGTAGACGCTATAAGGAAGTACGGGATTAGAGAAACCGAAGTCACAGCGTTCGGCTGTACCAGTAAAGCTCAAGCTGTCCGACTGGGTAGATGGATACTCCACACGAATAATTTCGAGCAAGAAACCGTATCTTTTTCTGCAGGTATGGAATCCTTGTTAGTTAGGCCCGGAGACTTAATTCGCATAGCAGATAAAAATAGAGGGCTTAACTTACTAGGAGGACGCACTCTTGATATAAGTCAAACTGGAGTATGTTTAGATCGCACTGTAGATATACAACCCAGTACAAGCTATTCTTTAACGCTAACTAATCCTACTTATTTTTACGACCCAGAGCAGACGTCTTCGGATTCATCTTTCGAGTCTCCTGACATCGCAGACTTAAGAAAACCTCAGGTCAACAAAATAGATTTCGTAACGAACGGAGCAGGAGCGTCTACAGGTTTTACCTTCGGCACTGGAGTACTAGCGACAGGAATCAACGGTCCGATTTCCGGCTTGGTTATAGGGTTCCCGAACGGGTCTATTCCTTCGGCGTACAATGCAGAAACAGGCCTAGCTTGGAGTCTGGACGATAATGTCTACGAACCGGAATATTATAATGTCATAGACGTAAGAGAGGAAGAAGACCTAGATTACCAAATAACGGCCAGTAAACATTACTCAGGTAAATTTGCAGCCATAGAGTCAGGCATTACTTTTACTCCTAGAGACCCCGGAATTGGAGGGACAGCAGCTCCTCCCCCTAACCCGACAGGAATAAGCGGGACCTTGGCTTCTCTAACTACAAACAGTAAAAAAATAACATACACGATTGGGTGTCCAGCAACCTTAGGAACTACTAGTCATTATGAAGTATATATTAAAACCGGTCAAGCTTGGGGGCAAACCTCTGACTGGGTAGACTCTAACGCGAACAAGCCTATACCTAAGCCAGATTTTAGGATTAACACCGTCCCAGCCATACAAGGGCAAACAGTTCTTACTAAGGATTACGTGCCGCCGGTAAACAACACCGGCTATTATCTTTTAGCTTACGCTCTAAATGCTGGAGGTGTTTACTCTAACAGCTATGTGACTGGAGCAACAGTTAACGTAACAAACCATTTTCCAATTAAAGATGTATCTATCCATTCTTTAAGATTAACGAGTGATTCGGCGAGTAACTCAGCAGCGACAAAAAACGCAGGCTTGGGTGGAGTTATATATCCCAGTGCCAAAGATCAAACATTCACTTGGGATGTGAGCTTTGAAAACGGAACCCCTCCTGTTAAACTAGACTACCGCGTTACTGCTAGGTCGCCAATCGGCAATTCAGCACTGACAGGCACCGTTCTAGGCGGAGGATCAGCAACATATGTAACGAAAAGCAGAACGTTTGATTTTCCGTTTTTAAAAAACGCAGCTATAAGTAGTGGTCCTTATAGGCATTATGATTTAGCAGTAGAGGCCCACGATACGGTGAATGGTGGCTACTCCACGGATGGGTCAGCTAACCCAAGCGCGGGTTACGATATCGTAGAAGTAGACAATATCAGACCCTCTGGCTACTGGTTAACCCCTAGACATTACCAAGAGAGGGGAGCTAGGCCCGGTACTTGTCAGGCTTACGAAGATCTATGTACAGAACAGTTGATAACTTCTGATGGTAAAATAAGAGTCTTGTTAAGGCAGTTTGGCACTCAGTTTAATGATATCGTAGGCGGGCATATTTACTTATCGGCTAAACCTTTTTCTACGGGAGACTTTACTTACTCTACAGGGGCGCTAGGAGCGCACGACTTGAGAGGGGGACTAACTGGTGTCCCAGATAACGTAAGAAGAGAGAATACTTTAGGGCTAACGACTATCTCAGAAAAAGAAGAGCACTCTATAATATCGATACCTTTCGTAGATACTGCGATATATAAAGAATGTACTAATGGTGTTGGCTGCGGTAGTAATGGGGCCTTAATGAATAGCAATTTAATAGTTGCTACCGCTAATTTCGATAGCAGTTCCCCACTAAGAATTGGGTTCGATAGAGCCCTTTATATGGCTATAAGCTTTTTCGACTCTTACGATTACGCAATGTCGGGCATAAATGCAACCAATTGGAACGATGGTCAATGGGTAGGGTTTGCAAGACCATATATTCACACGGGCAACGCTGGAGCATTGGTTGGGATTCAAACTCAACAGAATCAAGGCTTTTACACCGGTGAAACCGCAGCTTCCGCTAATGCTTCAGGAATATATACCCCCGTATTAACTGATGAAGATTATATAGCGGATCCTAGCGATATAATACCAGCGCCTTATTTCGAGAACACTGGAGCCGGATTAGTAAGAAGTAGATTTACAGGGTTCTCAGGCGTAGCAATTCATCCTAGTAAATTTACAAGCGCCGCAGGACTTAGCCCATATCACGCTTGGGTTAGATTGAATGTAAACGGGCAATGGGAAGGAAATGGTATTGAAAGAGTTAGGATGCTAAGCGCTAAAGACATTGACGTTTACTACAACTTCAATGGGTTTTTTGAATATTCATGTCAATTTTTCGAGACAACAGATGGAGGATACCTTGCCCCTAACGACGCTGGCTCTAGATCGGTATGCAGGTTCACTCAAGGTAAAGTCGATGGGTTCCCTCCCAAGGCAGACTACTTCCAAGATAGCAGTATTGACGCTAGTGATACCTTAACCGGCTTAAGAATCGGGCTTCCCTTATTTTGGCAGTCTGGATATTTAGACGGAACAAAATATTCG